CCAACTGAGCGCGAGCCGGTGGCAGATATGCCAAGGTTTGCGAACTGAGTTAGGAAGGCTTGACTGATTTGGTTGTCACACTCACGGATGATATCAAGAGGACCTTGAGCATATAGATTGGGCGCGGCGGCGTATTGGTCAAAGCTCACCACGGGGTTGTCTACTAGATAGCTCTGTTGGGCGCTCAAGAAGGCTTGAGCTTGCGCTTCAGCGTCATCAATCATTGCGTTGATATCGCTATCAGTCAGCCCGTGCATATCAGCCACTGAACGGTCGACCTTCACGCGAGGAGTAGGAACCGCCCAGCGGTCAGCACCCACACACATGAGGTTTGAGATTCTCTGCTTAGTACGCCACCACCACCAAACAGGTCGAAGCATCCCTGAGCCCTCAAAGTTTGAGCCGGTACGGTTCAAGGTGAGGAGGAGGAGCTTGTTGGATGGGATGGGCTCAGGAACTTTACCCACCCCTACAACGTGCTGTTGTACACCATCAAGCTTTTGATTGTCGCGTGACAACCACTTCAGATGAGCTGAGGGCTCGCGGTCGGCGTAGAGGTCAAGCCAAACCTTCACCTTGCCGTCATAGTCAGGTCCAACCTTGTAAATCTCTTCAGCGTAGCGATACCCCAAGGGCACAAACTCAAAGAGATAGCTTAGTTGCTCCTCCCAAGATTGAGACATCTGACCGGCGTAGCCATCAAAGCCCCAAGCTTCATTGGCAAAGCGGGCGAGCTCCACACAAAGCGGGTCAGTCTCATTTGCGCTCTCCCATCTCCATGTAGCAGATAAGAGCGTCTGCCTGAGCATATGCCAAGAGCGCCTGACCACTGGGTCAGTCCTTAACATATCTTCAGCTTCTCTCACCCAATTGAGCCCGGTCAACTGAGCGTTGCGCTCATAACCGCTGATCATGCCCCCGCTTAATTGGGTGCCAGTAATCCCCCTCACAGAAAAGCGAGGATGGAGCGCTCGCATATGGCGCGGCGCCTCATCTTGTTCACTCTGATAATCGAGCTTTCTCATTCAGCCCTCTATGATGTGGGGGTCAATCCTCCATCATTCGTCAGGCTAGTCCATTGCGTCAGGTCTAGTTTCATTATTAACAGCGCAAATGTCAAGGGTTGTCTCAGCCCTCGATTGACCCAAACATCTTAAATAGGAAGTGACTTCCTATTTGTCTTCGTACTTGCTGAGCTCCCTCGTGAGATACCAAAGCGCCTTCTGTAAATCCTCGCGGGCGTCACCCTTGTGACCTGAGCGTGCTACATACTTCACCACGTTACCCAAACAGAACCCAAGCCCCCAAGCCTCCACCGCGTCAATGACCTCAACGCCGCTCTCATGATGGTAATGAGGCGGGTGATCTACAGGGGAGCTCTCAAGGTCTGCTGTGAGGTCGACCCTATCAAGCGCTGGGTAAACTTGAATCTCATCGCTCATGATTTGCTCTATTGGCGATAGCTTCAACCTTGCCCTCAAGTTTGAGTAATTCGTCATGTAGGTCATCCATTCGCTCAATGATTGCCTTCTGTTCTTCCGCTTCTAACTCAAAGCGCTTAGAGGTGAACTTGTACAGCATATACATCAAGCCAACGGTCACAACCGCCACTAGATTGTTAGGGTCAAGTACCTTCTCAATGAGAGATGGAGGGAGAGCGCTTGGGTCAGCCATTAGAAGCCCCTTGAGTTTGGAGTGATACCCGCCAGCCTTGAGCGGTCAGGTTTACGCCTTGGAGTATATGATGAACGGCTCACTTCGTCAGCCCAATAGTGAAAGATGCAATCATATCTGAGAGCGTCAAGAGGGTCTTCTCGACCATCCTTCTTTGGTTGCTCTTTATTATCCCAAGCATAGCTCAGGAGCGCCTTCCTCAAGCTGTTCCCTATAGCTCGCTCGCCCTTGTCCCAGACCTCGCGGGTGATCAAGTAGCGGTTACGGTTGAACGCTCGCTTGAGGCGCTGAACGCCGTTCAGAATGTCAGTCCTCACGGGGTCAGTGGTGTGCTTCAACTTCAGCCCAAGCCCACCCGCTCCAATCCCTTTAGCCATCTCACGGAAGGCTGAGCGCCCTGTCTGATCACTCCTAGCCTTGCCCGCTTTATCTGCACATCCTGAATCAAGCCATATCCTAGGACCGGGGGCGGAGCTCCTGAGTGAACGAGGGTAAGCCACCCTCAATATCATCTCACTGAGCTGGGTGATGGTGACCTCTTGGGGGTTAAACTCATGCACTATGACGCTCGCCTCACGCGCCTCATCATAAACGATAATCAAGACGCTCGGCTTCCTAAAGCCCCAGTCTATAGCAATCCTTCCGCTCATGTCAGGATGATATTTAAAGTCATCAATTACATGATCCTCAGAGCTAAACTCTTGATACACCAACCCGCTTGGTGGCTTTGGCTTATTCATCACCATAGCCTCACGCTCAGCCTCAGGGAGAAGCTTGGTGGCTTCAAACCATGCCTCACTCAAGTTGTTCTGATTAACGTATGAGGTGAAGAGGAGGGGGGCGATCTTGGCTTGTTCTGCCATCTGACACCACCAAGCGTCAGCGACTGGGAGACCCACCAAGATCAAGGTGGGTGATGGTCCTGACCTCAAGCGCCCTAGCGCTTTGTGAGCTACCTCAGCGCCCAAAGTTTGACACTCATCTATGAGGGCAACCCCTGAAGTCACGTTGATCCCCTCAAGTGGGTTGTGTTCAGCGCTCCTAGTGCCCGGTCTATAGTAAGAACGACAGAGGACGCTTGAGCCCGTGTGATTGTCTGTCCACTTATGAAGGGTGTGGTTGTATGTCCACCCGCGAGGAGCTAGCCACTTTTGAATCTCAGGCATTAACACGGAATTATAGCGCGGGTTCGTGTCGGTGATGAGGAGGGAGGTAGTACCGGGGCGCGTCTTACTCAGGAACCATAAGGCAAAGATGAGCGAGGAAGTCTTACCACTACCCCACCCACAACGGGCGGCTATAATGTGTTGCTTCCTCCTGATACCTGCAATGATCTCACGTTGAAGCTCATTGAGCTCAAGGGCGGGCTCAGTGCTCATCACATATCCTTGAGGTAAGCTCTGAGGGTGGGCTCATCAATTGTGAGCTGATGAGAGCGCCGCCCCTTCTTGTATCCCCTGATGACCCCCGCCTCAGCCATCAAGAGCGCCCAGTGTTGAAGCTTATAGGCGCTGACCTCAGCGGTGGCGTATCGCTTCATATAAGTCCTGATGCCAATCTCTTCCTCAGGAAAGCTCATGACAGCGAGGAGGGCGAGCTTACATTCATGAGGGAGCTTGCTGTGTGCTATGAGCTCCTCAAGGTCTTGGGTCACGTTAGGGGAGGGTGGTGACTTGCGAGGTAATGAAGCCACTGACCAAAAAAGCTGAGGGTCAGTGAAGTCACATATAGCTTTGTCAAGGTCGTTCAAGCTATGCCAGCGGGCTCGACTCATGGGGGAATCCCTTCCAACGTCACGCCCCCAAACCATCACCACCTCCCACGGCGTGGAGTAGTTGACCGCCGCCGCTTGGAAGGGGGCGCGATATATGCCAAGCGCCACCACCCACAGGGCATCCCCCTCATGAGCTATGGTTTGAAGCTTGGTGAGCTTGGGACCCATCCTGTCGAGCACCTCATCGAGTATTGACCAAATGGGGCGGCGGTCATCTATCTTAGCGTGCTTAGTCTTGACCTCTAACGCGACAACCGCCTCACCGTTCCTCTTTTGAAGTATGAGGTCGCAATACTCCCCCGGCTCAGGGAAGGCAGGGCGCCCCGCCTCTATAGGGTTCTTGGTCAGGCGATAGTTTGCCCAGTCAGCGCTCTCGATAATCGAGACCAACAAACCTTGGAAGCGCTGATGGATGCGAACCGCAGCCGCCTCCATTTGGGCTTTAGTCCAAGTAGAGGTCAGAGATGGGCGGTTGATCTGAAGTTTATTCTGTGTCATAACAATCCCGCTCTTTTGTTTGGGCTTGCCTCCCCTATGAGGGTGGGGGGGGCGGCTCATGCTTTAGTCGTCTTTGGGCTCATCTACCATCATGGCGTTAGTCTGCTCAATCATGGCGATCACTTCAGGGATACCGTCCTCTTTCTTGGCGGTTATCTCAAGCTCCTTCTTCTCACCATACTCAGCAGGGAAGCGCCGGGCTAACATCCAAGAGAGCGCCCGCCAGTCCTTATCATCACTCTGTGAAGCTGACCTCATGAGGTTGAGCTCGATTGTCCCAAAGCCCTCATCAAGAGCCTCCTCAACAAGCTCTTTAATCTCAGGGTGCTTATCCATCCAACGGTAGAGAGTTGCCTTGCTGAACTTAGATAGACCACAAGCGCCGCGTATTGATTGACCGTCCTTAATTCGCTCCAACATCTCCAAGAACCTAGGGTCCTGTGCGCGTGCGTTGATGGTCTCATCTTTAATCACTTCTCGCTGAGCCAAGCCCTTAAGCGCCTCAAGCTGTTCTTTGCTTTTCTTCTTAGCCATGATGTTTCCTCAAGTAGAGCCTCACGCTCCTAAAGCCACCCTGAATAGTATTTAAATTGACACCATAGTCACGGGCGATCTCATTCCTGTTGAGCCCCTCATCAAAGAAATGTTGAGCTGCTATCTTTTGCCCTCGCGTCTTAAAATGACTAGCCATCTCAGCCTTGAGCACCTCCCTGTCAATCTCAAAGTCCCAGCTCTTAGGGGTGCTGTTGGTTGGATGTTGGCTAGTCTTAAATATCTCAAGGTGCTTATCGTCTTTGGTCTTTTGATCCCTGAAGTGGTTGATAGCTCTGAGCTTGGTGGTGTGCATGATTGCGGCGTCAATACATCCATACATGTCTAAACGCCTCCACCCTTTATCCAAGAGATAAATGCAGGTGTCCTGATAAATATCCTGAGCATCATCAAGGCTAAGGCGAAAGACCCTCATGATTCTTGATATAGCGCGGCGCCTCATAAACACTAGGCGCTCTCCCATCTTCTCTAATTTTTCAATGTCCGTCATCCGCTTGTCCATTAGTCAGGTTATTAGTCAGCCCCACTTGTCGCTGTCAGGATGCCAAGTAGGAGCTCCCTGATTGCCTATGGCGTTGTGCTTGGGCTTGCCTGTCACAAACTCCCAAGTGTTCACGATGACGTCAACGTCTTGTTGTTTAACCCCGTCCTTTTCCCATGTGTTGGTCTTTAGCTTGCCGGTGATGGCAACGGTTGAGCCCTTGGTCACGTTGCTTATGATGCTCTCACCTGTACGCCCAAAGGCTACACAATTAAACCACTGGGTGATTTTCTCTCCACCCTTGCGGCGCTCATCAACAGCAAGGGAGAAGCTGGCGATGTTTCGCTCTTGACCTCTCGCGGCGGGGTCCTTGCCTACATTGCCAATCAAGATAATATGGTTCATTCTCTCTCCATTATTTAAGGCGGGCGAGGGTCAATGGCGTCAATTAA